CCTTTCAACTTCCGCTAATCTTGCTACTTCTGCTAATCTTGCTACTTCTGCAAGTCTAGCAGCCTCTGCAGTAGCGGCTGCGATTCTGGCGGCTTCTTGTTGGGCTGCCAATAGTGCTGCTGCTTCTGCTTGAAGTCTTGCTTCTTCAGCTAACCTAGCAATCTCTGCTAACCTAGCAACTTCAGCCAGTCTTGCAACCTCTACTAATCTTGCTTCTTCGGCTAATCTTGCTACTTCTGCTAACCTAGCAACTTCAGCCAGTCGTGCTACTTCTGCCGTAGCTGCTGCGATGGCTGCTTCAGCAGCCTGTGCTTCTGCTTGCTCTGCTGCAATTTCTTCTGCAGTCTTTCCAATTTTTAATGTAACAATATTTGAGTTTACAGAGTATAGTGCTAATGTATCGTTATCTGATCTAATATGAAATGACCATACCGTACCGCTTGGCCTTAGTGACTCAAGTAATGAATGATCAATTGTTATTGTTGTATTAAGGGAATTTGGTCCACCAACATTTCCTGTAGCAATTCCCCAGCCATTACACCCAGAGCAATTAAAACTTATTGCATATCTTTCTGGCTGAGTATTACCAGTGTCTGGAGCATCCCAATCTAAAACTGTTGAAGTTGCGCCATCGGTAACTGTTAGATTTCTTGGAGCACCTATTGTTTTTACTACTGGTGCTGCTTGTGAAGTAAAGGCTGATGCTGGAATAACTTGCATTGATCCAGATTGATCCCAGGAAAGTTGAACCCAAGCTCCTCCGCCGTTTTCATAATACATTAGCTCTATTGTTTTTGGAACTCCCGCTGTAAATGATACTGGGGAACTTATAGTTCCTCCCCCACCCTTATCAACCCAATCATCTGCTATTAAAACGCCATCAATATAAATCCTAGTTCCATCGTCTGCTTCTGCTAAAAATAATATGTTTTGCGTTGTGTTACTAAGAATAGACCCAGTAAATCTTACGATAACGTCTTCTGAAGGACCACCAAGGACACTGCCACTACCCCACTGAAAGTCAATGTTAGGTACATTTATTGTTGCTGTTGCGGTATCTCCTTGTGGTATGTAGGGAGCACCATTTTGACCAAGTACATTGTGTACTTCAGCAGTTAAACCTTCTGCTGCATGAGCTTTTTCTGTTATTAAAAGTAAAGGGGCCAGGACTAATGATATAACCATTAGAATTCTTAATAGTTTTTTAATTATGCCCTCCTAATCGTAATGATTAATAAGGCTATTATATCATTTTATTAAAAAAAATAGGGGTTAGCACTCAAAGATGTGTGTTTATTTTATTTTTTTACTATTTAGATTATCTATTAAAAGGCCTGCTCTTGGTCCATCACACCAGACTTCATGTGAGTTTTCAAGGGGCAAGTAAAGTAAATCTCCTGGATTTAGCGTATAAGTAATACCATTATCTATTTTCCAAAAAGATGTACCTAGTATTTGCCAATAGAATATGTCATGAGGGTCGTGGTGGTCTGAAACAAGCCTATTAGATAGAGAGACTCTTATACCCTGAAAATGCCAGTCGAGAGAGCAATCATGCCCCATAGTTTTATAGTAACCACAAGAAGTATCCTCTTGCTCATTGTTTAACCCATATAGAAGTTCTGATACCCCTCTAAACTCTTTAAATATGTCAGAGGTTTGAGGGGCAAGCCAAAACTTGCTTTGTATTTGTACGTTACCGATTGATATGAAGTCATTATTATTATGCTGCTTTACCTTTTCGTTTAAGTCATGATTTGGGATAAGTGACTCTTTATATAAAAAGTTTAAAACGTCTTCCCACGTAATATCTGGAGTTTGGTAGTTTTCAAATACAATACCGTGACTATTCTGCTTAGCCTCTTTAATTTTATCTATCATATACATATTGTATCATTTTATTGCAAAAGAAAGAGGGCTGGCACTTAGCCAACCCTCTAACTTATGAAGTTTAATTACTTCTTTAGTGCAACCTTAGCCTTTGGATTAGCCTTGTTCCACTTAGTAGCCAACTTATTGTATTCGGTCTTATAAGTTGCCTTTGCTGCTGCTGCTGCAACATCTGCTGCTGCCTTAGCATTAGCAAGTGCAAGATCAGAAACTGCCTTAGCATCTGCTAAAGCCTTATCTGAAGCAATCTTAGCTGCTGAGATAGCATCTGCTAGAGCCTTGTCAGCAGCAGTCTTTGCTGCTACTGCTTCTGCTTTTGCGGTAGCAAGTGCTGCATCTGCTAAAGCCTTTGCTGTTTCTGCTTCTGTCTTAGCCTTTGTATCAGCATCCGCCTGAGCCTTATCAGAGGCAACCTTGGCATCTGCTAAAGCCTTTGCTGAAGCAGCCTTTTCTGCTGCTACTGCATCTGCCAAAGCCTTTGCTGCTGTCTTAGCATCTTCTGCACGACCAGCCTTTTCTACTGCGATTGAAGCCTTTAGTGCTGCAATATCAGCAGCAAGATCAGCGATAGCAAACTTAGCAATTGCTGCCTTTACTGGTGCTGCAAATCCTGCTACTGGAGCAACTAATGTTAATCCAGTTACAATTACTGTAACTTCTCCTGCTACACCTGTAGCAAGTGAATAAGATGCTACATCTGGTGATACTGCCTTAACAGATGAACCATCAGCAAAAGTTGAACCAACGATTGTTGCTGTTACTGTATCTGAAGATGCGTTACCAAAAACGTCAGTTGTTACAACTGAGATTGCTGGAACTGTTCCAACTGCTGCTGCTGTAGGAACTGTAACTGCTAAATTATAAGCAGGTCCCGCTACACCCTTAACAAAAACAATTGTTGAATAAGCACCATTTGTAACGGTAACTGAGCCAACTGTTGTTGATGTTGTGTATGCGTATACAGTAATTGCTGCACCTGTTGAAACTCCAGTTAGAGCTGAAACTCCACTGTTAACATTCTTTGGTGCATCTACTGTGTTAAGAGCAGTAACCAACTTGACTGTTGGTGATGCTGTAAAAGTAACAGATGTATTTGCATCTGCTGTTGCTGTAATAGCAACTGTACGTGCTGCATCAATAACGTTAGTTGATGGAACAGCAATCGATTGAGGTGCTGCAGTAGTAGTTACGTTAGTAACTGATGCAACTGTGACAGCAAGAGGTGCTGCCGTAGATGCTGTTGTAGATAATACTGTGCTAGTCAGGGCTGCAGCGATGACAATAGCGATTTTCTTGAATGAATTCATCTTTCTCCTTGTTAGTTTAATCTGATCATTTAATCAGAAGTTTATAGTAAATTAAATTTACCTAAGAAATCACTGATTTCGTCAGTCATTTCCTTTGAATCTAATTCTATCATACCCTTGTCCTTCTTTGCAAATTTGGCTGAATTAGCCCACGTATGGACCTCAACCTCAACATTAAGGTTTTTAGGTGTATGAGAGATAGCCCCAAATACTGCCCCACAAACAGCATCTGCTAGGTCTTTAGATTTTTTACGGGGGTGATCTACACGATTACCCTTCATAATTTTTAGCTCTGATAACTCTTCTAATAATAGAGGAATCATAGGCATGGCTACTCTTTCCTCATAAACCATCATAGCTAAATCTTCATAGTGTTTTTTGGCTACAGATACTGTCTCTGTTCTTACCCCTACAGACTGTAGTTCATTTTGAATATCAAATGATTGCCAGCGGTCAAATGAAACCATTCCTAGATTAAAACCTTCTCTACGAAGATTGATAATCCACTGCTTAACCTCAGATAAATTTACTGGGCCTTCAGTTCTTGGTTCCCACCAAGCAACAGCATCAACAACTACAACTGGAACTACCTGTTCATAATCTTTAATTACTTTAATATTCACCCAGCGGTCAACGTGAGCAATAGCAACAGCACACTTATCGTGCTTTTGTGCAAGGTCAGCATGGATATAATAAATAACATCTGGGTCTGGAGTAAATGATTCATCAAACCTTTTAAAATTATCAATAGGGTTTCTAACATTCATACATTTTTGTAACTTATCTTTTTGTTTAAAGAAAGCATCAGATGAGTATGTTGGAGTACAAAGGAAACGCATCATCGCATCTCCTAGATCTGTAAGGAAGGCAATCTTAAAGTCATCTATCTTACGAGTAGGGTTTACATCCCATGTAGGTCTTTTTAGTGCAAATATCTTTGGTATTTTATATGACAGGATGTGATCTTCTTCCCACGAAATTTCAAATGTGTTATCTGGATTGTCATGTGGCAAGTCTTCGTTAATAATAAACTTATGTGTCTTTTCTATTACTTCTTTGTCAGCAATTACTGAGTCATACCGTTGAGAAATAAAGTCTCCTGGATAGCGGGGGAATGATAAAAGAACTACCTTGCCTAGATCAGGAAAACGAGAATCTACAGTACCACGAAAAGCTTTATAGATGTTATCAGCAGTCTTGCCCTGTTCATTTCCTGTTGCTACTTCAGAAGCAAAACCAGAAATCTCATCAAGAACTGCCATAAACAAGTTCAAACCTTCGTGTGATTCACGTTCTGAGTGACCAGAATATACTGTGATAGATTTATCAAACTCAATAGAGTCTGCCTTTGGATTATACTTTCCTGCAAACCAAGGTGATCTTTCAATCTTAGACTTAAAGCCTTTAAAGAAAACGTTCTTAGCTTGTT